TGAGAACAAACATAGTATACAACCTGATTAAACATAGTTAGAATAATAAACTCATAGTGTTAGGGTGATTAAAATGGCAAGAGACCGAAGCAAATTGGGTGGAATAATTGATGCGAGCATACCTAGTGTGGTCAATGATAGCAGTGAGGGCGCGGGTGTTGATAGCGAAGCGATACGGTCAGCAGTACTCCAGATAGAGCATAAGATTAAAACAAATGGCATGCCTTATGGGGTAAAAGACAGCGAAGCCCCTAACAGCAAGCCACTAACAGGGAAAATGAAATTGTTTGCGAGCCATGTAATAGGCGGGATGAGCACTAAGCAAGCTTATCGCACTGCTTATGATGCCAAGGATAGCAGTGAAGCAACTGTGTGTGTGAATGCGAACCGTCTTTTGGCTGATGAAAGAATCAGTAAGTTGATAGGCAACTACTTAGAGCAGTCAACTGTGAATATCCTTACAGACCAAGCATCTACGAGACGTCACATCCTCCAAGAATTGTTATCACATAGCCAAGATAAGACCGCTCAACTATCTAACAGATTGAAAGCATTAGAAATGATGGGTCGTTCCATAGGTATGTTCGACCCTAAGACTGAGACAACAACGCAAGTCATTGATGTTACAGTGTTAAAGAAAGAATTGGAATCTAGTCTCGCCTCGATAGCTTCACCATTGAGAGTTTAAACGCTGAGTAGCTAAGTGGTTGAATAGAAAACGATATATAGAGCGACCCACCACTCCCCGACCCCCTTTTAGAAGGCTCTGACGTGGTGATGGCTATACACTCTAATCCACTCATTCAATTATAAATTCCTATCAACGTTCGCATAAAGCTTGACAAGTACATAATATGTATAGGAGAATGACCCCCTATAGGGAACGTTCTCAAATAGGGGGGGGGTATATATTTTGTGGAAAAGATTGTCTTCCCAACATTGGGTAGAGGGTAATATGGGTATCCTTAAAGTCGGTGACTACTATGTTATCTATAAGATGTTTGGTAATAAGCTAGGCATAAAGAATCGCTTCAATACATTAGAGGAGGCTATAGAATCCTGTGCTAAAGAATAAAGAGCTAAAATGTAATATATCAGAGATGATTATATTAGAAGGTTATGATAGTTGTATTTCTGGATATGCTGATGTATGGCATAGCAACGAGCGTATCACCACTATCATATATAGCGGGCATGAACTGGTTGAACAGATGGTGAATGAAGATGGCATGACTGAAGAAGAAGCTATGGAGTATATAGCCTATAATATAGAAGGTGCCTATGTAGGGTCTTCCACCCCTATTATAATGTGGGACTACAATGAGGATGAACATGACAGAAGCTTGGACTCGTAAAGAAGGTAAGAACCAGAAAGGTGGTTTAAACGCAAAGGGGAGGGCATCTTATAATGCAGCTAACCCAGACAAGCCGGGACCAAAAGCCCCTCAGCCTGAAGGTGGAGCTAGGAAGAAGTCTTTCTGTGCAAGAATGTCTGGCATGAAGCGTAAGCTTACGTCAGCTAAAACTGCTAATGACCCAGACAGCCGTATCAATAAATCATTACGCGCGTGGAAGTGTTAATGTTGCAAATAATGTTGCAATGGTGCAACGGTAAGTGCAACCATAACCGGACATTTTTGTCCGATACCTCGTCATCTTCACGCACAACCGGACATATTTGTCTGATAACCAAACAACACTAACACGGAGTCTTTATGAAGAATGCTGATATTAAGGTTCGCACTATCACCAACAACGCTGCTTTAATTGGTCATGTAACAGAGAAGCCGGGTATAACTAAGCTAGAACTCATGGAAATCATGGGCTTAACTCTAGTCCAGTTGAACTGTTGCCTATGTAGGACTAGGGAAGATGTTATGGTGGTATTAATAGGAAGTGGTAGAAAGAGGTTGGGGACCTATTATATAAGAGATGATGACAATATGTATGATTACAAGACCCTTGAGCCAACAATACCCGGAGCAAGGATAGTCCACGCTGGGGCATTGATGAGGGCTAAGTATGGTCAAATCTCTCCTGAACTAAGGAAAGCTGAGTTCAATGGCATTAGTAGTTGTATGGGAGGCACAGTGTATGACTGAAAGGCAACGTCTTGTATATGATTTTATTCAGATGTTTATGAAGATAAAGGGCTTTGCCCCATCCTATGCTGAAATAGCTCAGGGACTAAAGATGACATCTAAGTCTAATATTCATAGACATGTTCATACCCTTAAGTCATATGGGTTGTTAAAGGTTCAACCACATCTGGTTCGTAGTATGAAGATTGTAGATAGGTCTATCGCTATGGTATCAAAGCTTTGATATTGACCCAGCAAGAGCTAAAGAGGTATAGTGACCTGTTAGATGTCCTCCCTCCTAACTCTCCTGAAGTGGAAAAGATTAAGATTCTCTTTGATGAGGATAAAAAGGAAAGATGCCGTAATAACTTTATACCCTTCGTTAAGGAGATGTGGGGTAGCTTCATAGCTGGCAAACATCACAAGGACATGGCAGAAGCCTTTGAGCGGGTCGCTGAGGGGTCTTTAAAGCGTTTAATTATTAACATGCCCCCTAGGCATACTAAATCTGAGTTTGCCTCCTTCCTGTTCCCCGCATGGTTCCTAGGCAAGTTCCCTGAGAAGAAGATTATCCAGACAGCTCACACTGCTGAACTAGCTGTTGGGTTTGGTCGAAAGGTGAGGAACCTCGTAGCTACATCGGACTACCAAGGCATATTCCCCACCAAGCTATCCTCAGATTCTAAGGCAGCTGGTAGATGGAATACCCATAAGGGTGGTGATTACTTCGCTATTGGGGTAGGGGGAGCCGTTACAGGTAAGGGTGCTGATGTCCTTATTATTGATGACCCGCATTCTGAGCAGGAAGCTATGCAGGGTACCGCCACTGTATATGACCGTGTATATGAATGGTATAACTCTGGACCTCGTCAACGACTCCAGCCGGGAGGAGCTATTATCATAGTAATGACCCGCTGGTCCAAGAAGGACCTAACAGGTCAAATCCTAGCTAACGCTGCTAAAAGAGATGGTGATACTTGGGAAGTCATTGAATTCCCTGCATTAATGCCTAGCGGTAAGCCTTTATGGGGTGAGTTCTGGTCTCAGAAGGAACTTGAAGCTATTAAGGCTGAACTGCCTGTATCTAAATGGGAAGCCCAGTACCAGCAGAATCCTACATCTGAAGAGGGGGCTATTATCAAGCGCGAGATGTGGAAGCGTTGGGAGTCTGATACTGCCCCTCCCATAGAATATACCATACAATCGTGGGATACGGCATTTGAAAAAAACAATAGGGCAGATTATTCAGCATGTACAACATGGGGCATATTCTATATGCCTAACGAAAAGGGGGAGAGTGTTGCCAATATCATCCTCCTAGAAGCCATTAAAGAGCGTATGGAGTTCCCAGAGCTAAAGGCTAGGGCTATGCAGCAATGGAAGGAATGGAACCCAGATACCCTGATTGTGGAGAAAAAAGCAGCAGGTGCTCCCCTTATCTATGAGATGCGTAGAATGGGAATTCCTATTTCAGAATATACACCTAGCAAAGGAAGTGATAAGATAGCCCGTGTAAACGCTATCTCAGATTTGTTTGCATCGGGTATGGTATGGTGTCCAGATACCAGATGGGCAGATGAGGTGATGGAAGAATGTGCATCGTTCCCTAATGGGGACCATGATGACTTAGTGGATAGCACAAGTCAAGCTTTATTAAGATTTCGACAAGGTGGGTTCATTCGTCTTCAGACAGATGAAGAGGATGAGGTCCACTCATTTAAACGCAAGGTAGTATATTACTAGGAAATACATATGAGTATGCATAAGTCTTTGTATCAAGCTCCACAGGGATTAGATTCATTAGAATCTGAACCAGATATTGAAATAGAAATTGAAGACCCTGAGTCAGTAACAATTGGCATTGATGGGATGGAGATTGAAATAGGTGGAGAAGATGAAGAAGGTTTTGATGATAACCTAGCCGAGTATATAGATGATAAGGTTATGAATCAGATGGTTGGAGATTTAATCTCTGACTATGATGATGATGTATCTTCTCGTAGAGATTGGATGCAAACCTATGTAGATGGTCTAGAACTACTAGGCATGAAGATTGAAGAACGCACTGACCCTTGGGCTGGTGCGTGTGGTGTGTATCATCCCCTACTCTCAGAAGCCTTGGTTAAGTTCCAAGCTGAGACTATCATGGAGATTCTGCCAGCCTCTGGTCCAGTTAAGACAGAGATAGTCGGCAAGGACACCCCTGAAAAGCGCGAGGCTGCTATTAGGGTACAGGCTGACATGAACTATCAAATCACCGATGTCATGAATGAATATAGACCTGAGACGGAACGGATGCTATGGGGACTAGGTCTATGTGGTAATGCCTTTAAGAAGGTCTACTATGACCCCAGTCTAGAACGTCAGGTATCTATCTTCATCCCTGCTGAGGATGTTGTAGTGCCTTATGGTGCTGCTAATCTTGAGACTGCTGAACGTGTTACCCATGTAATGCGTAAGACAGAGAATGAAGTTAGAAAGCTTCAAGTTGCTGGATTCTATTTAGATGTTGATTTGGGTGAACCAAACAACACGATGGATGAGGTTGAGAAGAAGATTGCTGAGAAGCAGGGATTCCGTGCTACATCCGATGATAGGTATAAGTTATTGGAGATGCATGTTAACTTAGATTTGGAGGGATATGAGCATGAAGATGAAGATGGTCCTACAGGCATTGCTTTACCGTATGTTGTCACCATTGAAAAGGGTTCAAACAAAGTATTATCAATTCGCAGGAATTGGAATGAGGATGATAAAACGCATCAAAAACGTCAACACTTCGTTCACTATGGATACGTTCCGGGCTTCGGCTTCTACTGCTTCGGGCTTATTCATCTTGTCGGTGCTTTTGCTAAGTCTAGTACTAGTCTTATTCGACAACTGGTAGATGCGGGAACCCTATCTAACCTACCCGGTGGTTTCAAGACCAGAGGCTTAAGAGTCAAA